GTCGTCGGCGCAACCGTAGTCGTTGGCGCAACCGTAGTCGTTGGCGCAACCGTAGTCGTTGGCGCAACCGTAGTCGTCGGCGCAACTGTCGTCGTTGGCGCAACCGTAGTCGTCGGCGCAACCGTAGTCGTTGGCGCAACCGTAGTCGTTGGCGCAGCAGTCGTCGGCGCAGCAGTCGTCGTAGGCCCATTAGATAATCCACTAAGAGCAGGAGGAATTGGTCTAAGACCTCCGTCATAAGGAGTAACCATTAAACCAGTAAGACCTACATTATAACACTTCTTATTAAACTCTCTCCAAACATGACTATATGCCAAATTATAGTATCGATTAAAATCGCCAGTTTCTAATGCTGGTCCAGCCAAACCAGAGTCTATGACTCTTCCTTTCAGTGTCGATAGTTGTCCACTGCTAGCAATATGAATTTCATGAATCAAAGAATGGAGACTCATCAACTAATACTACACTAATATAAAAAAATCATCATTTAGTTGCTTGAAAATGCATAGCATCGCGACTCCAAAAGGCTCCAGCACTTAACCATCCTTCTTTTGCAAATTCTTCCATGATTTCTAATGGCATTGTTGCCTTTGTGGGCCAAAAGGTATTATTTCCATTGGAAGAAGGGGAAAGGTCTATTGCCGCACCTCTTGCATGTAAACTTGGAAGACTTCCTCCTCTCATCTTTCTATTGTTATAACATCCTGCGTATTCTTTTAGAATATGACTATTTGGGCCTTTTGAAATGGCAGTTAAAACTCTTTTAAGACTTTCGGCAACTTTTTTATGACAAAGAATTGTTTTAACCGATTTATCGTCATATAAAACTCCTAAACCAAGAACGTCCAAGTTTACTAATTGAGATTCTCTTCCTGATGGGCCATAAAATTTAGTAAGACTTGATTGATCTGTTTTGGGCCAAGGATTTTGTGGCGGCATTAGTTTTCTCAAATAAGATTGACAGGCTTTAACACTTTTTGGTCCCCAAAATCCATCTGGAGTTGTTCCGATTTTGGATTGAATAGCTTTTATTTGTTCTTGATTCATACGATTTGTTGCCTTAATAAGGTTTACACTTTATAGATTAAAAGGTTTGCTTGGTTTTTGTATAAAACGTGTATATCTTAAATATGGCATTAAGAAAAGTTCCAACTATTTTTGCTGAAACAAAAACTTTAAGAATTTTTGTTTATCCAAATGATGGTAAGTTTTATATTTCTCCCGGTTTAATTTTTGTTGCTGGAAAAGTATTTGTTTTTGAAGGAATGGAGGGCGACCTTTTACCGCCACCATGTATAATAGGAATAAAAGTAGAAGGAACATTTACGGAAAAGTTTACGGCCCAATGGCCAAAGCATGGGGATGAGATTTTGGATGAAGTTTTTTATCATCAATATAGTTTAGAAACTTTACAAACTTTTGAAGAAAAAAATGGATCAGACATTCTGGGGGTTGAATTAGTAACCGAACAACAGCTTGCAGAGCTGTCTCAAGAAGAGATAGAAAGATTAGATCTAAAAGTAGACACTTCTGAATGTAAGGAAGCAAAACGAAAACTGTATGCAGAATATGGAAAGTATCCCAATGGTTATGAAGCAGTAGTATTTGATGCACAAAATATCAAAAATGTAATCGCAAAAAGTTTTCCTATTGAATCTTCAGAGATAGATTATAAAATTTTAGCTACATTTGTAAAAGAAAATCTATATCAACATGTATATGGTCCACTGCATATTGAACCTTTATATGTTCCATCTTTTGGAGAGGGAGATTTTGCTGCTTGCGTTGATGGCTTTGGTCAAGCTTATAGTTTTAGGGAAACTTTTAGGGATATAATTTTAATATGATTATTAATAATAATTTTGATACAATAATAGAAACTGAGCAAATAAAAAATCCTTTGATACCTTTTTTTGTCGAAGGAAACAAAGAAGCTATAAAAGTAGGAATTTTGCCGGGAACAGTTTTATTTTTAGCGACTAAGAAGATTTTTTCTCCAGTAAAAGATGTATTATATTTTAATTGCATTAAAGATGATGGTATTTATCTTAATTTAAATGTTGGTATAAAAAAGACTCCAATAATCACAAAAATCAACTGGAAAGATCCTGATGTTTATATTAATTGCGTTTTAGATCCAGATAAAGAGAAACGTGTTAAAGAGAATGAAGAACAAATAAAATATGCTGAAAAGCAAATAAGCATTCTTAACCAAGAAATAAAAGATCTTCAAGACGAGTTGGAAAAAGGACTAAAGGAAATTGATGAAAATATAGCTGAGGCACAAATAGAAGCAGACGAGGAAATATCAGCGATAATACAAAATGTAGAAAATGAAATAGAAAGACAACTACAAATAGATGAAGTAAATGATGACCTTAAGTCTTACATAGAAACACAAGAAGCTTTAAAAGAAAGATTAAAAGCTATATATGCAGAAAGAATAGAAAATAAAAAATGTCGGCAGGATACAACAACAACAACAACGGCAGCACCAACAGAGACTACATCAACTACAACAACGACAACAACTGCATCACCAAACGCGCCAGAAAAAACAGATAAAGAAAGGTGTATCGAGCAATATAAAACACAATATAAACCTATAAATTTTCCAAAACCATCAAATCGTGCATTAACTTCTATTTGTGCATGGCAGAGAGAAATTGACAGACTTACTTTATTTGGAAAAAAAATTATAGAAGCATATAATCAAAATGTAGCATATGAAAAAGAAGATAGTATTAGATATGGTAAACATAATAAAGTATCTATAACTAATGTTTCAATTTCAATGAGTAAAGAAAATAATTTAAAGGAAGAAGATTTGTTTAAAGAAACCGATGAAGAAATTGTCTATAAATTTTTATTAGCAAAAATAGAAGAAAGAGATGGAGAATTATTTTTTACTTCTACAAAGTTTGAATTTCCTCAATTATTAATTGGGTATGGTCTAAGTAATGAACCAACGGAAACATTTAAAAATAGAGCCACTGTAAGTTGCGTTTATCCAGACGTAAAAAAATATACAAAAGTTAATTTTTTCCTTACTTCTATTTAAAATATGATTAGTAAAAATATAGATTTTTTTAAAGAAAAAGAAAATATTGAATTAGTAGTATCTAATATTTCTGGACAGGCAAATATTAATTATGGAGAAATAAAAGATAAACTTTACTTTTCTATCTTTGAAACTGGATCTATAAAAAAAATACAAGGAGAACCAAAAGGACAAAATAAGTCAAATTATTTTTTAAACTCAGGAGAATCAGAAAAAAATTCAATTCCATTTTCTTTTGAAAAAGACAAGATCTTAGTATTGACTTGTTCGTTATCTTTTTTGGGACATGTTTATGAAGAAGAAATAGAAGAGGATTATTTTGAACCTATCCAAATAGCTCCGGTATATGTTGTTCCTAATCAATTCTTAGGCGTAGAAGATTGTTTTTTTCAAGAAAAAGACAAAAAGGATATTACTAATTTTTATATAACTGAAAAAGATCTTTCTAAGTTTAAAAGAAATGGAGAACAAGTGGTGAGTGGGGACGGTGCAGGATGTTGTGTAGAGAACGTAGACTTAGAACCAATCTGTTTGCCTTGTCCAAAATATACTTATGATATAGATATTCCAATTTATGGAGATGTTCAATATATTAGGGGTCCACTTTCTTTTACTGCTGTGGGGCCGCATATGATAAATGAACCCTGTTTTATTGGAGGAGGAGGAGGAGGAGGAGGAGGGGCTTTTTTGGGTTCCGGTTGCAACTGTGCTATTCTAAAAAAATATGTAGAAAATCCTCCTAAGTTTACAACATATATTAATGTAAATTATAATCCGTCCCTCGATACTCCGCCCTTATCGTAATTAAAAAGTTTTATATCTTCTTTATATATTTCTCCGACTAAATCAATTAAATATTGATTTTATTTCATTATTTAAATTGCTTGCAGTATTTGTTATAAAGTTCTTTTTTGATTATAAATTCCTTATTTAAATCCTTTTTTAAATTTTCTTTGATAAGATTAATATGTTTAGAGTATATTTCTTTGACATCTACATCTGCTTTTAATTGATCTTTTGCAAAATCTTTTGTATTTTGTTTATGGTGTTCAAAGTTATCTTCTCTGTCTATTGTTCCGCTTTGTTTGTGTCCTCCCATTTCTCCTTGATCAGACCAATTAAAGCAATAAGAAGGGACAATTTCTTTTTCTATGTGGAACTTGTTTAATTTTTGAAATGCATCCATCCAATGAAGATGTTCTCCACCTCCTTGATGATTTGAAAATCCAAATTCTTTTAGTTTATTTAAATCAACTAAAATACTTGCTTCCATATTATTTACACAAAGTTCTGGTTTACAATTCATTTGCCAAAACATACTCATGTAAGGTTTCCATGCCCAAATGTCTTTATTCTTTTTAAATCCATCAACACATTGTCTAATGTGCCAAGGTAAAAAAATATCATCATCATCCCAACAAATATAATGAGTTCCATTGGCAAAATTTAAACTATCCCTTCTTATGCTTCCAATATTTGTATAAGGTTTTTTTGTTTGTAAATCCGTATTATTGTTTATTACAACAATGTTTTTGTTTAAAAGATTTTCTGATAACTCTAATGGGTATTCGGTATCTGTATTATAAATAATTAATTCTTTTTCGACATTACAGTCTTGATCTAAAAAGAATTTAATAGAACGATTAACACAAGTGAATCGTCTATAGGTGTTCATTATACAAGAAATTTTCATAATTGTTGTCCGTCTTTTAATTTTTCCCACGTTTTTGGTTCCCAGCTATATAAACTTAAATGTTTAGCGTATTGTTCCTCGAAATCTGAAAATTTATAATATAGGGAATTTTTATTATCTAATAAAGCTCGCAACCTTTTATGGCTAGTCTCATTGGGTAATTCAAAATATTGTTTAATAGTTTCTCCAAACCAACTAGGACCATACCAATAGCTCTGTCCTATTTGATCTATGCAAAACTTTAATATATCGCTATTTTTTTGGGCAAAAAATATACCATTAGGAATTGTAAGATCATTATCATCATGATGAAAATAAACATCATTAAAATTTAAAAAATAATCTAATTTATTTTTTACATCCCAATCTACGTCAAGATAAAGTCCTCCAAATCTATTTATCACTACAATTCTCAAAATATCTGCGCACTCCACATAGTTTTTATTTTGATAAAAATAATCATACTTTTTTCTTACTTCTTCTGGCATGTTAAGAATTGATTCATTTTTTAAAACCAATTCATCTGTCCAAAAAATATGATCGTAATCTGAATGCGATTCTTTTAATTTTTCAATTAAAGATTGTTCTCTTAATGGTATTTTAAAATCACCAACCCAAATTTGATGTATTGTTTTAGGTATCATATAATATCAGAAATTTTCCAAATACCCATACACTTTGGATCTTTATAATATCCTTCGTTTATGATTTTTATAGGTGATGGGAAATTAAATGGTTCTAACTCTAAATTTAAACATCTCCAACCAATCACGCCGTTTAAATCCTCATTTTGCATTACTGTTGGATAGGTGCTAGTCATAATATATGTAGACTTGCTTTCGTAACACTTTTGCAAAAATGAATTAATGTGCTTAAAAGATAGGTGAATAAAACAATCGCGAGAGAAAATTAAATCTGCGGTTGGTAAATTATCAACAATCATATTTAATTGCTGAAAGTTTACATCTGAATACTTATTTTTATTATAAATTATTTGATCATCTACTAAATCGTAACCTATATAATCAATTCCATTCTTTTCAACTAAATTCATCCAAAAGTAATCACCACACGGAATATCAGTAATAGATTTAATATTAAATTCTTTAAAAATATTTGGCAGTTCTTGGATTAAAGGTTTAACACACATTAAAGAAGAACCGTAACCAGCTATAGATTCCATATTTAAACCGACACGATGATAAAAATCTTGCGTCCATGCATTTTTATTAATAATCAACTCTTGTGGGTCTATTATAATAGATTCTTCTCTATTCATTTATTAAAGTGGTTTTTGCTTCTTCTAGAATTTTATCTAGTTTTTCTGTTGATAATGATTCTTTAAAATGATCGTAAATATCTTTAATCATTTGATGCTCTGGATCTTTATATATTTCAAGCCATCCAACAAAATAATTCCAAACTCTATCTTCTAAAATATTTGGATAAGGAACTCCGTTTGGTCTACCAAAACGATGAACCCATTTTAAATTTGGTAAACAAATGCATTTTCCACCTGCTTGACGAAACTTCTCATGAATATATCCTTCTTCTCCTCCAAATCCTTTAAAGTTTTCATTGAGACCTTGCCATTCAGAAGTTTTACAAGAAAACACTCCTAATCCCATCATGGGAATTTCAAAAGGTTGTCCCTTATCCATCTCTTCTTCATTCTTTCCCCAAATTCCATACATATTTGCTCTCCAAACTGGATCAAATTGAGTAGACATATTTGAATCTAATCCGTCATACCAAAGTGGACCTTGAATTAAGTTTTTGGTATTTGGATTTTCTTCATAATATTTAAGAAGGTTGGTTATTGCATTTGGCTCAAACATCACATGAGAATCCATGCAAAGAGTATATTCTCCAGATGCATTCTTAAAAATTTCATTACGAACTGATGTGCTTTTCTTATCAGAATATGGAATATACTTTGCTTTTGCCCATCCTTCTACGAAGTTTTTAACTTCTTGTCCATGTTTGCTTTCTGGATTATTATCAATAACAATTATTTGAACTTGTCCTTCTAATTCTTTTAATTGATAAAGTTTTAAAGCTTGAATAGAGAAATATACTCCATCAAAATCGTCGTATGTTGCCATTCCAATTGTTAACTTTTTCATAAGAATTTTTCTTTTATTTTGTTGTCAATATTTTGATATTTTTCATAAAAACTTGCGGGAATTTTGTCTATAAATTCTGTATATAAATTCTTAAATTCATCACGATTTCTATAACTAAATCTAGACATATCTAAATTATTAAATAATAAATCTGTCTTTATAAAATCTTTAAACTGATCATAATTGTAATTTAACGTTTTATGAGTTACAATTATTAATGTATAATCATTTTTAGTTATCTTATTAAATCCTAAATTTTTAGGAAAATCTTCTTTCCAAAGATTTATTCCTGTTAATTTTTCAATTTGATTAAAGTTAAAATCATAACATAACCAATTATATTCATGCCAAGGAATTGAAAGAAAAAAATCTATCATGTCTGGTAAATTTTTTCTATTAATTTTTTTATTATAATAATATGGATAGTCTTTATCTTTAATATTTTTAAAAAAGGCTGAGATAAAAATTTCAGTCGGGTTTCTAATCGAAGTAAATATATAATCTATTTTTATATTATCTAAAATAGATACATCTACGTCATGGCCTTTTATTAATAAATTATTAGATGGTGTATTAAAATCCAATTCATCCATAAAAGTAACCGATCTTTCGTCAAGATTTTTTTGTATTAATCTTGTTACAAAACTTGAACCACATCTGTATGGGGTATATATTAAATAATTCATAATAATTTTAAAAAATTATTAATACTTTCTTGATCGGTATTCTGCCAATCTTCATATACTACATTATCTCTATCAAAACATTTATAATAGATATGTTGATTATAATTTTTATAGTGTTCCTTATTTTTATCAGAAATCATTATAAACATAGACTTATCTAAAATACTACCATAACACATAATAGAAGTATCTGATGTAATAATTCCATCGCTTCTTTTTACTAATTCTAAAGTTGCCGGAACACTTAATTTATTAGTTAAATCTTTAACATTTTTATGGTTAAAAATATATTCTCTATAGTAACGTTGTATTTCTGTAAGCGAATAATCTCTACCGATTTTTACTAAAACGAAATCATCACTTATGTAATCAATTACTTGATTACAATATTCTTTTGTTGGCGTTGTAATTTTCTTTCCAGTGCATGGGGAAAAAATTATTAATTTTTTATTTTCTTTTTGTATACTCGTAACTAAACTATCAATCAATTCATATTCTTCATCTGAAAGTAAAAAATCAACATAACCATTTTTTTCTTTCTCCTCTTCTTGATACTTGTTATTTAAATTAATTTGTTCTATATTTTTTTCTATAAAAAAGGAGAGTCTCTCTTCTTGATTTAATTTTGAAAAAACAAAATAATCAAAAATGTTTATTTTTATATTTTGTTTATTAGGAAAGTTATCAAACAACTCTTTCGCAAAAGGATTTGTGATACATAAATTAATTATTATCCTTTTACCTTTTTTAGCATTTTCAAGTATTTGATCATATTTTGAAGTGCGGAAAAGCTGAAGGATTAAATCTCCCAATCCTCCACAAAAGTTATACATTAAATCATACTTCATAAAGAATACTATTTTTTATTACAAAAAAAGTGTCCAAAACCATTTTCGGTATTAACGATAAATTTTGTTTCATAATTTTGTTCTTTTAAATATTGTTCTAAATTGGTTGCATTATTTACAAACCCTTCGCAAAAATTAATTGGCAATGTGCCGGGATGGATTTCTCCAACTATATACTTAATATTATTGAATACATCTTTATTAGATTCAAAAATAATGGGATATTCCGATCCTTCACAATCTAATTTTAAAATATCTATATTGCCACCTACCAAATTTAATATTTCTTCTAATGTTGTAACTTCAACATCATTTCCAAGACCTATAGCTATACCTCCGTAATTAATAATTTCTGGTAAGTGTTCCCCTTTTCCTGCAAAACTACTGGAAACAGATAAAAGGTTTTTATTACCCCTTACTGCTTTGTTAAAAACTTTTATATTGTAAGGTTCGCAATTATATTTAGATATTAATGAATTATGTATATTTGCTTCAAATGAAAAAATATTACGAGAGCCTTTTTCAAACGCTTTTAAAGAAAAACTGCCAATATGCGCTCCGATATCGACCACAACAGATTCTTCTGGTAATTCGATTAATTTATATTCATTTAGATTGAATACGTTATTAAAAACATTTTCATCATTTGTTTTATTTCGAAACAATAATTTAGTTATATCAATCATTTTATAAATTCTTTTGTATAAGGTTAGAAATATTAGAATATGATAAAAAATCTATAGATTGAAGTTTTTTACCATTTTTAATTACGTTATCAATTTTGTCTATCGCATCATCGATGTTTGGCTCTGCCCATTGGCCTTTAAAATAAGAATCGTTTACATCTGTTAATTTATAATCAACAAGTAAATCCTTATCTTTCATAAATTGAAGATTTCCAGAATATCCTGTCGCGATAGCAATTGTATCAACTGCCATAGCCTCTGCTAATGTAAGTCCAAATCCTTCGCTTCTATGAAGAGATAATATCATATGACATTTGCCAATGAATTCTTGAGTCTTTTCAGAAGAAAAATATTCATCTATAACTTTTATATTTGAATTGTCAACAAGTTTTTTCAATAAAACCTTTTCCTGATCATTTATGGTGAATGTTTTTAAAATTACATTAATATTTTTATATTTATTAGATATTATTTTTGCAACTTCAATATTTGCTTCAAAGTTTTTTCTATTAATATTAGAAGAAAGATTACCCATAATTAATAAAGTAAACTTTTTATATTTTTTGGGCTTTATTTTAGGAAAAGGAATTGGATGAGGTATTACTTTAATAGAAGAAGCAGATCTATATTGCTCAAAGATTTCCTTACAATATTCACTTGCCGTCCATATTTCATCAAATTCATTTAATGTATCTATATCTTTGTCATGTAAATCTGAACTTTCCCATACAAAATAACCTATTTTCTTTATTTTCTTACTTCTATGAGAAGAGCTTGTTTGTTTCTTTATTCCTTGATACAGGGAAAAGGAAGAATGAAAATATTTTATATCATGATCAAACGATCCATTATAAGATGGCAATAAATCAACTTTTGTATTTTCATCTTTAATAAAAGGTTGTAAATCAAAAACATCTGGTTTACAAAATGAATCAAAACATTTAATATATCTTCTAAAAACTTCTCCTAAAGAAGTTTTATTATTTGCAAGTCCGACCATTATGATCTTTTTATTGCCAATCATTATGAGAATAACGTGTCTAGATCTGGACTGTTATTAAATGCAATTGGTCCACTTGTAGTCGTTTCGCACCCCCAAGATCCACCATATGATGAAGAATACATTATATCTGCCGAAATAGTTGCGATAAAACCCGTGAATCCAGTAGGCTCAATTGTTAACATTGATGCTGGCGTGTTTGAAAATGCAACTCTATATCCTGATGAAGTTCCTTTTGTAGTGGTTATTAAATTTTCGGCATAATTAGCTGCAATACTAAATTCATCTTCCGAATAATTACATGTGCCAATAGTTTTTTTGCATATTCTAAATTTAACAAAAGATACTCCATTTATAAGAAATCCAGAATTAGGGGTGGCATAATTAAAATCTCCCCAAAGAAATGCTGAAGATCCTTCATTTAAACCCCCTCCCCCTCCATACTATCCCCCCATTATCCATCCTCTTTGCCCATAAAAACTTCCTTGAACAAGTTCTCCTATATTATAAGTTCTTGCCTTCGTTCCGAATGCAACAGAATGCGTTGCATTAGTCCTGTTTTCCGTTCCTCCTAAAACAACAGAAGTAGAACTATTTCCAGAGTTTAAAACCCCACCAATAATACTTGAGGCACTAGTAGAACTCGTAATACGATTTCTTTGACCACCAAGAATTGTTGAACGTTGTCCTTCTCCACTGTTTTGGTTTCCACCAATAACGCTTGCACTATTTCCTGCTGCGTAATTTCCTGTTCCACCGATTGAAACAGAAGCTTCACCCTCTGCCTTATTTTCTCTTCCTCCTATTAAAACTGAATAATTTCCTGCCGCGACTTGAGTAGTAGAGGTTCTATTTAATTGTAAATCTACAGCATAGCTTCCTCTTGTGGTTCCTGTAATTGTTGGTCCTTGATTTCTTGGAATTAATCCTGTCTTGCTTGTTAAAACAATATCTCCTGCATTATTTTCTAGTAATGCAACACATTCTCCTCCAGTAAGGAAATAATTAACTACTGTGGTTTCATTTAATTGTTGAGTAAAAAATGGTTGTCCATTTAATTGTAATTCTCCTACTACATTTGTTATTCCATTTAATGTTGAATTACCATTAATTGTCGCTGGACCGGAAATTGTTAATCCTCCTGCTGAAGTAATTGTTGTGGTTCCGTTTACCGCAAGAGGTCCATTAACATCTAAGGTTCCAGTAATGTCAAGGTTTCCCCTAAATTCAGCATCACTTGAAATAACGTCAAAAACTCCTGATTGAAAAAAGTTTCCACGAATATCTGTATTTCCAACTATTCTTGTTGCTCCAGTTATTGCTGCTGGTCCTGTCACGCTTACAGCGCCAACATTTCTAAAACTTCCATTATTTACGGAATTGCCAACTATATTAGCCCCTCCATTGGTAACGTTCAATCCTCCCGTAAGAGTTTGAATGTAAGATGTTCCAAGTATATCAACGCCATTTAATATTCTATCAAATTCGCAATCCCCTACTACTCTTATTCCACCAGTTAATCTTTTAATAAAAGATTCTTCCCCAATATCTCCTGTAATATAAAGTTGGGTAGAATTAATCTTTCCCCAATGATTTATATTACCACCATATAATGAAAGACTTTGACCAGTTAAACCGTTTGGATGAAACAGTCTATATGAATTTGTTATCGCGCTATCGGCCTGAGATGCGTTCAAAAATAAATTAAATGTGGCCATATCGATTTATACACAAAAAAACCCTACCCGCAACTTTTCAATTGATCAGGTAGGGAATAAACAAAATTTAAATTACTCTGAGGCTTTTGAGGCAAGTCTCTTACCTGCTTGAATCGAATCGGCCACATCCACAATACCTTGCACACCTGCGTAACCAAGAACAATCTTGGCGGTCCAGCCGACAAGTTGTGTGGTAATTTCTTCAGATACTCCCATTGAGAGAAGAAGAAAGGTTGAGATTGTAACGAGGATGGTTCCGCCGACTGTTACCCATAATTTTCTTGAGGCTAATTTGCTAGTATTCATTTGTGTTATTGCTGTGTTTACTGTTGAGATTGTTTTAATTTTACCAAATAAGGTTTCAGTTTCTAATTCTTCTTTCTTAAATGGTATCATCGTTAGTTGGAAAATTGGAATTGAATTTTGAAATTAATTCTTCTTTTTCTTCTACACCCAAAGATTCGTAAATGGAATCCGTCTTTTCTCTCACAGCAATGTCAATAATGAACAAAGCCTCTTGATGCGATAAAGCACCAAGAAGCCCTTGGAAAATCATTGATTTAATCTTTTCCTCTTCTGTCATCAGAATGGAATACCGTCTGATAGATCCTTTTGTGGCGAAGATGTTTCTTTAGAAGAAGACTCCTTTTGCCCTTCCTTTTCGAATTGGGAATCGTCATAGATCCTATAATATGGAACACTAGAACCCTCTTCGTAAAACTTATTTTTCCAAACAGAGACTCTTTTGCCATTAATCGTTCCCGAAAGAAACTTTGCTCCATTTGGAGACTCCTTAAGCCAAAGTGCGCCAAGCTCTCTTTCCTTCCAGTTTTTGTTTTTGTTATCACTCATATGCATCCATTATAACATCTTTTGATAAATTGTCAAGGAAATTTCTTCTTTCGTTCCAAGGAATTTTATTATAGGTTTTTTTCATTCTACGATAAGCTCTTCTTAAAATCGGGTTTTCTTTATCGTATCCAATGATGTTTTTGATTTCTTTAACTTTTTTAGCATTCATCTTTTGATTATATTTGATAAGCTCCTTATTTCAAATAATAAGTGTAAGTATTTTTATGGCGATCCCCATCGACATTGAAGACGCTTGGCAGATCTCGCCTAATAGGAATAACAATATTCCTTTCAATTATATTTATGACAAACAACTTGAAAAGTGGGTTCCACAAACAAAACAAACAAATTTAAACTCTCAATCAGCAATTGAATCGGCGTCTGCTTTTGTAAGACAATTTGGAAGCAATGAAAGTGTAGACAACTCTGTTTCTGATTCTTCTCCAGAAACTGTTTGGTTTGGTTCTTCTTCTTATGTCTTTCCTCCAGATGTGGGAACGGGTATTCAAATACATTCTACAAATAATGCAGATACGGAACAAGTAGTAATAGAAGGTTTGGATGAGAACTTTTTAATGAAATCTTGGACAGGAAATTTAAATGGAACAGGCTATGTAAATACCAGTGGTAAGTGGACAAGAATTTTTGGAGCATATAATAATAGTTCTACTAATTTTCTTGGCACTGTTAATATTCATCCAAGTGGAAATGTCGTTTCTAATTACTTACTAATTAATGCACATAATAACCAATCATTAATGGCTGTTTATACTATTCCCGCTAATTATACAGGCTATTTAGTTGCTTATGGAATGTCTGCTCATAATGCTGCCTCTTCTTCTTCTATTGGTTATAATATTAAAATAAAGACAAGGGAATTTGGTAAAGCCTTTAGAACTCAAGCTTCAAATTCTTTTGGAACAGAAGAGTCTATAGAAAGATTTCTTAGCTTTCCTATAAAGCTTCCTCCAAAAACAGATATTAAATTTGATATTGTTTCGGCCAATGGAAACAATGGATCTGTTGACGCAGAATTTAGCATTGCTCTTCTAAACTAAGATTTTAGCAAAAAACTCTTGACTTTTGAGAAAAATGTGGTATATTATTGCTGTATGAGTAATAAAATGCAAAACACACTGTCGGGCCTTCGTGGGCGTTTCTTCGGAATTGAAACCTCACAAGGAGAAAGGATCAATGCTCAACTTGTTAGTGTTACACCTTCCTATGTAAACATTTGGGATCGTAACGCTAATCGAGTTCGTCGTCTTGCTAAGAGTTCGATTTATTCACTCTCTGTAGCCGGAAAGACTGTTAAGGCTAATTGATAAAATTAAACAAATTAATCCACTAAAGGGAGGCCAAAAGCCTCCCTTTTTTTGTGTATATCAATGTATAATGAAAAAAATAGCCTTATTATCTATATTTATCATACTATTGGTAGCGATTTTTTCTATCCAATACTATTCTTATAGTATGAGTTTTAAGGAAATATCTACTTCATTAGGTGTTTTTGTTGCCTTTTGCGGGGGCTTGTTTTATGTTTGGCAAAAGGTTTTTTTTCCATTACTCAACAAGGGAGATCAATGGGTTTCTTATATGAAGAGTCTTTTTGAATCTGTTGAAATGATTTCAAAAGAATTGCAACCCAATCACGGAGCTTCTATTAAAGATTCTGTTAATAGAATCGATTCTAAGCTTTCAATTATCGAAACAGAAATTTCAATATCAAATGATAACGGAAGTGGACCACTCTTTAAATGTAATAAAAATGGTTTTAATTTAAGCGTTAACAGAAGCTATTGTAGAATGATAGGATGCAGCAAAGACGAGTTACTAGGTTTTGGCTGGAAACGCTTTACATCTAAACAAGGAGAAGATTGGCAACAATCTCTTCAAGAAGGTCGCGAAGCGTCTTTTGATGTTATTATGGAAAGCGTCGAAGGAGAAACAATGCCCCTAGAGACTCACTGTTTTCCTGTCTTAGATTCAAAAGGAGAAGTTATCCATTATGTCTGTTTTTTGAGAAAAATGGAAAATGATTAAATCAGTTCTTTTTCTTTTAAGAATTCGTTAATTTTGCTTTCCAGCGTTTTCATCTTGTTCTTACTAAGGTAAGAATCTTCGGCTATTTCATTAGCGATTTTAACAATAGAAAAGTCAAATTTTAAACCCTTTTCTGCAAGGTTGTTTTTGATTCTTTTCATTGAATCTTCAGTGATCTTTTTGAGAGACTCTTTCGTCAAATTGTTCAGCTTAATTTGATAAGAAACAAATTCATTAATGTCTTTACTAATCATTGCCTTTTCTTCTTGAGTATTGCCACTGGCAAAGCCAAGATTTGCGGATTCAATAGATGGAGTTGAAATAATAAATACAACATTAGAAAAGTCTGAGATCTCACCATCCTTCTTTGTAATCCTTCCTTCCTTAAATATTTGTCGAAAAGCAATACCGCATTCGGCATCATTAATTTTATTAAAGTCATCAATTATTACCACACAATTTGGTGAAATTGAAACCTTCTGAGCTAAAGAGTTTCCATCTAGATCAGCGGAAATAACTTTGTTAACACTATCGAATTCTATACCATTATACTCAAGAACTAATCCATTGTTCATTTTAATTAAATTAGCAACAGAAGAGCAGAAGAAGGACTTACCATTATTCACTTCTCCATGAATACAAAATACAGAAGGTGCTTTATTTGGATTCAAAGCTTGAAGGCCCAAACTTGACATCTTTAATTTTTTAATAAAGTTGTTAATTGCATCTTCTTGTCCAATCATTGTATTCAGCAAATGTTCTGAAAGATTTGGAATATTTTCTTGTTGATAAAGAAAGTTAACCTTCTTATTAAAGAAAGCTCTCAATACATCAATTGTAACCTCAGATTCTCCAAGAAGAACCTTATTGCCCCAATCGTTCATTTTATCTTCAAAATCATTAAGATATTTTTCATCTAGAGTTTTTTCGGCCATTGCTGCTAGTTCTTTTATCTCTGGAGAGATCTTCCAAAAATCAACCTTAGCCAAGGCTCCACAATAATCAATAACATCTATCGCCTTATCTGGATAGAATCGATTAGGCATATATTTCTCACACATTGGAATGAGGTTTTCCACAAATTCTTTTGAATATTTTGTATTGTGAAACTTCTCATAAAAAGAAACTATCTTAGGTATAATTTCTTGCATCTTAAAAGCAGAAGGAGCATTAACAATGATGCGCTCAAATCTTCTATCAAGTGCAGTGTCCCTTTTGATTACGCGATTATATTCGCCAATAGTTGTTGCACCAATACAAGAAATCTCGCCTCTTGCCAATGCTGGTTTTAAAATGTTACTGGCATCTAATTCGTTTTCTCTCGTTCCTCCTGCTCCAACCAGTGTATGAATTTCATCAATAAAAAGAATTAGGTTAGAACACTTTTTAGCTCTATCTGTAAAATCTTTTAAACGTTGTTCAAATTGTCCTCTGTATTGAGTTCCGGCAACCATGTCAGAAAGGTTAACGGTATAAATAACTTTATCCAAAAGAAGTTCTGGAGCAGTTCCATCTTGAATTTTCTTTGCCAATAGTTCAACGTTACTCGTTTTTCCTCCACCAGCAGGACCAATCAAAATTGCATTAGGCTTCCTTTGTTTGCAAAGGATTGTTGCCAATTCATCAAGAACATCATTAAACTGAATCAAATTATCAAATTCACCATTTTTAGCTTTGATGTTTAAGTTCTCTCCGAAAGAAGACAGAATAGGATCGTTTTCATTTTGATTTAAAATAATGTTTTTATTACTTTTGGCCAGAGTCTGAATAATTGATTTTAAAGATTCTTCATCGCTCTCTGAAAGAGGTTCATAAAATAAAGAAACATCTTCTAGTTCGTCATCTAAATATTTATCGCATAGTGATAGGATTTCTTCTTTTTTAATATCTTTTAAAAGATCCTTAATAACTTTGCCATATTCCAATATAAGAAAAGATCTCAATAAAACAACGAAACAAAAATCAATATTTTTTTCATCTACAAATCTTTCACTCTCCGAAATGATTTCTTTTACTTTTTTATTAAACTTATACGAAGATTGTCCCTTTTCTTTTTCTGAAAGAACTTTATTTGATAAATTTAAAAGACTTCTTGATTCAATGCCAACACTTCCAAAAATGTTAATTATCCCAAGATTGTCATAACCAATAACCGAATGAAACAAAACATCTTCATCTATTCTTTTTAATGAAAATTGATTTGTAATGTCGTTAGTAATATTTGTTAAAATTTCCAATTGGTTATTTTTCATTTAATTGTTTTAGTTTGGTATAAACCGTTTCGCTGATACACGACATATTGTCAATAAAGATTGTTTCTCCATCTCTTGAGAAAGTTCCATTAGCAACAACGATTTGGTCTTTTTGTAACTTATACGAAGAAAGGAAGTTTGTCAAGTTAAGTCTGTCGCCAAAGTCACCAATCATGCTAGTTATTGTGCCAAAATCGTCTGAAAAATCAATTTTAGCATACCGCGCACCGTTGCGAGACTTCTTAATAAAGAAGTCATCAATTTGTGCAACGAAACGAAATCTATCAGATGGGCGATCAGTTTTAATGGTTTTTAAATCAACTAAATCTGAAAAAGAATCAAAACAATCCTTCAAAACATGAGTAAAGGAATATCCCAATAATCTCTTTTCGAACCACCATATAGAAAGCTTTTCATGCTTCTTGTTTTCGAAGAAGAGTTCTTTGAATGGTTGAAATTTGTTTTTGAAAGTTTCAAGCCTTGAGTCTTTGATCAAGGTTTTACCATCATCACCCACAACCTTATCTTTATGAGCTTGAGCGATAGCATTGAGGATATCGTATCCGTATCTGTCTCCCAATGTGATAAAGTTTCGCTTCTCGCGATCCGTAAGCAGATTAAAGGCTTGAGACTCCAGAACGGTTCTAGAGCGGTTTATGAGGCCAAGTGTTCCAGCATAAATTAAAGAAGACAGGGCGGCAATATTGATACTCGCTTCTTTTGCTGCTTGGAAAACTTCTAATTTATTTGTTGGCTTTTTATCGATAAAGTCTTTAAGCCTTTCTTTGCTTTTCTCAGAGATTCCCTTGATCGAAGATAATCCATAGCGGATGTTTCTACCTTCAATTGAAAAGTTCATTTGTGAATGCTCCAAGTTTGGTGGCAATAATTCAATACCAAAATCTGGAAGCTCCTTACAAACTTCTGCCACAACCTTAAGTGGTTCTGGTTCAAATTCAGAAACCTCAAGAATAGAACAGAAAAATTCTTGAGGATACTTATATTTCAAGTATACAGTTTTAGCTGCCAACGAAGCATAGCATAAGCTGTGAGATTTGTTGAAGCTATAGTTTGCACTCGCCTCTAAGCTATTCCAATAGAAGTTGCAAATATTATCAGACAGTCCTTGAGAACTTCCCGCTTCGAAGATTTTATTCCTCCAAGCTGGCATTTCATCTACCTTCTTTTTTCCGACAATTCTTCTAAGAGTTTCTGCATCCTCTAGACTTAAACCAAAAACTTTATTTGCAATTTGCATCAACTGCTCTTGGAAAAGAATAACATTCTTTGTAGAAGAAAGGATTGAATCCAATTCTTCATGAAGATTTAATTCTCTTGGTGCTTCTTTGTTTTGAACATAGTCATCAACATAATCCAACGCTCCCGGTCGAGCTAGGGCAACGACATCAGAAAGTTCAGCCAAAGAAGAAGGTTTAACTGCGCGAGTTACTTCGAAATTTGTATCGGCAGAAATTTGGAAAAGACCGCATGGATGATTAAAGTTTTGCAAAGAATCATAAATGAATGGATCTTCTGAATCAATATCTCTTAAGGAGATGCCAATTTTTTCACAACACTTATTGGCGATAGTTAATGTTCTAAGACCAAGAATATCAAACTTAACCATTAGATCTGCAACATCATCCATTTCATAACCAGAGATAAGTTCACCATCTTTGGTTAACTGAATAGGAATAACATTTTCAATTGGCTGAGAACAAATTGCAATACCAGAAGGATGAACTCCTGTATTTTTATTTAAGCCTTCAATCTTTCGAGCGATGCTGAATGTTTTTGTATTTCGTTCGCTCCATTCTTTGAACTCTCCATCAATCTCAGATGCTCTAGCCAAAGAAAGAACTAAACCATGTTCCTTTGGAATCATGGCCGAAATTCTATTAGAGTCTTCGTCAGAAAGATTATTGAAATACTTTACTGCTTCTTTTATTACAAGCTTTGAAGACAGAGTATTGAGAGTTAGAATTTTTGAAGTTTTACCTTTGTGCTTCTTTTCAATGTAATCAATGACCAAAGAACGTTTATCGTAAGATACATCAGTGTCTACATCTGGAGCCAAAGAACCGTCAATGAAAACCTTTCCTCTTTTATCTGTTATCTTCTTTGCTCTATTTTTAGAAACAAATCTTTCAAAGAAAAGAGAATGTTTTAATGGATCTTTTTCTACAACATCCAAAAGATAAAGGACCAACGAACTTGCCGCCGATCCTCTACCTTCACCAACGGGAATATCACAGTCTTTCGCAAACTTAACAATATCCCAATTTAGTAGAATATAATCTGTAAAGCCTAGTTCATCAAAAGTATCAAGCTCTTGTTTTGCTCTATCAAAATATTCTTGTTTATTAACAAGTTTATCAATTCCCTTGGTTTTGATTCCAAGTCTAATTAATCTACTTAAGATCTCTTTAGAAGAAGGAGATTCTGTTAATCCCAATTCTTTAAGAGAACTTTCTGAGAGACTAATTTGAGGCAATTCAAGTCCCGCAGGTTCGCAATCTTCATAAGCAGAAAAATCTTCAAACATGATTAAGTTGTGCAAAAGCTCTAGCTAAAGCCTGTTTTACTCCTTGCTTTTTATTATAGTTGTCTTTAGGATGACAATAAGCTATACCATAGAAATCTCTTCCGTCAGGCATCGTTACTTCAACAACGGTTTTTCCACCCTTTGCGCTTTCTCCTAAATAATGCGTTGAATAAAAATAATCATAACCTCCTCTGAGTTCTACCTTTGATAGTTTATAAACCTTTTCTCTAACGTGAATAACGCGGACTTTATAACCTTTTTTTCTTAGTTCGTGGACTGTCATAGTGATAATACTTTTTTAAGTTGAAGGAAAATTTGCCAAGTCATTTGGCAATCATATAAACCATCGTGGAGTTTTTCTTTTTCGAATTCAATTCCAAATAATTTCAATAATGTTAATTGGCTTGCTTTTGATTTAATTGTTCTGTCGTTGATTATTTTACTTTGCCACTCTAGCATCGAATCATTTTTAGGTTTTTGCAAACCCTCTCTATATGCGAGTGCTAAAGGTCTGGTATCTAATATACGATCCATGAAGGAAAAGTCAAGAGATTTATTACAAATGTCTGCCAAAACTTTTAACATGTAAACATCGAATTTTAAAAGATTCTGACCAACTAAAATATACTGTGGATCATTAATTATTTTGCAAAACTTTTCAAAAGCATTTTCTGGAATTATTTTTTTGCTATTGTATTTTTCATCATTGAAAGATGTTAATTCTCTTACTTCTTTTGAAAGATTAAAATCTGGTAAATCAATGTAAAGTTGTTCTTGAGATAAAACTTTATTACCTTGAGTAATCAGATAAGAAAGTTCCCAAGGTCTACTATACTTAAGATTGAGACCTTCTGTTTCGAAATCGAAAACACAATATTTTTGATTATAGGGAATCATATTTAGTCAACATTTTTTCAATCTTTTCTTTTTCTTTAATAAGACGAGCCTTCTCTTTAAGAAGGTTAGCTTTTTCTATAGACCCCTTATTTTCCTTAAGCCATTGATCATATTTAATCTTTTCAGCTTCATATTGTTTAAGCTTTTTGTCAAATTCTTTTTGAGAATATTCATTCTGATACCAATACAAATTGACTATAATATCAGGACAACTACTATTGTAGTATTCTTGATCGTAAGTTATAAAAGCTTCTGTAAAAGAAATTCCACGATCAGAACATTTTTGCATTAAGTCAGCGACGGAAGACTCAAAAGCATTAGTTGTTCTTTTTGTTTTAAGGTTGATTGGTTTAATTGGTTTTTTCATTGTTCACCTTTTTATTTATGTTCACGTTTGCGTGAACATCTTATTGTTCGTCTTCGATATTTGTTTGCTCCTTATCCAAAAGTTTTGTTTCTTCCTCAAGGAACTTCATACTCTTAAGCTTGAAAGCCTCAAATGTCAAGCCATCTTTTGTTAAAACAATACCTTCTTCTGGAACTTTGTTACGACACATAAAACAGTCTTTCTCATTATAATCTTTGATAAGATTATTTAAGAAATTTTCATGCCAATGTTCTTTGGTATCAAGTTCTGGATACAAGCCCCGTGCGCGACCATAATAAAAAAGAGGGGTGCTGTCTAATTCATATTTAGCGCAATATCTATCAATTTGAGGACGAGTAAGTTCAATCACATGCCCATCAGGTGATGTATAAGTTATTCTAAATACAAATATTTTGTATTCGTTTGGTTTGCATCCATAATCATATAATCCTTGAATAGCTGATCCAGAAGGAAGATGCCCAACAATTTCGCCATACAAAGTATAACCATTTTGGATTTTATCCTTAATTTTATGCATCGCCTCTGTCCAGAGATCATACTCATAAAAATGTTTATGTTCTTTTTCTCCTTCAATATTCTTGACAACTCTTCGGCTTGCTGCGCACCAATCGTATTCTTTATCTACGATATTGACTCCACACTTTTTCAAAATCTTCTCAAAAAGATTTAACTTCTTCTTACAAAGAACTTTTGCAAATGTAAAGTTTGTTCCATGAAGCTTATAGCTAATGCTAATAAGGTCTTCTGGATTAATTTTATGCACGTTCTTTTTAAGAGATTCTGTATCCAGATGCAAACGTAACTGACCGTCTACAAGTCTGTCCAATACCTTTGCTTCTTTTTGTTTTTTAAGATTAGGTTGTCCCTTTTCTTTTACAATATATTTTTGACAAAGAAGGAGGTCATCAACGGAATCGAATTCTATTCCAACTTCTTTTTCTGTAACTTGGAATTTGATTTGCTTTTCGGTAAGGAATTCATTGAATGAAGAAAGGGGGTGGAGATATCCTTCACTAACCTCTCCTCTTAAACGAGTAGCCTTAACTCTTGACTTGTTTGAAAAGAATCCTTTTTGTGTTTTATCTCTATTCAAATCCAAGCTTGAGTATCCATTAAAAAATGAAACAAATTCTGAATTAATCTGACTTTCCAATGGGAAGTAAACAAATAAATCTCCAATCTTAGTGTTCAGTCCAACAATAATGCGTTGAAAATCTACAACTGAAATTTGTAGTTTATCTGCATTTGGATGAGGTTCAAGCCTGTCGATTTTTACAATCTTGGCTCGATAATTTGGATTATCTAATTTAGTCGTTAACATTGTCTTCAAGATAAATAGCTTTCCCAACAAAACTGATCACTGGAGCAGTCTTCTAATTCTGGTCTATGAAATGACGGAGCCTTTCCCATCTTTCTATTACAAATAGCTTTATAAAATTGAAAGGCTTTAAAGTCTTCTCTATTATTATAGAAAATTGATTTGGCCTTTTGAACTGGTCCTCCGAATTTTTTAATTGCTCTTTGGATCTGAAAATCGAAAGGATGATTATTGTTCTCAATAAAAAAAACAACATCATCAGGTAACTTCAATTCAAAGCTGCCAAAATTATGAATAGATTTATGTAAAAATGAATCATAAAAAGGAACTACTGTTTGTATTCCTTTCAAGTCATCGAAATCTATTTTATAAACTCCTTCTTGTTTCGTATATGTTTTTGTATAAATACGACGAAGAGAATCTATACCCTCATTGTTCTTGGCAAAGAAGATTAATTTACTACTATCATTTTCGCTGGCGACATTAAGACGCAATCCAAAAATTAATTGTTTTTTAGCTTTTTCAGATTCTTTTTTTGCTTTTCTGAAACCAGCCATAGAATCCTCAACTAAGGTAATCTTGTCGAGATCTTTTTCAAAGATTTCTTCTATTGTTAGAATAGAATTACCAATAGAATAATGAGATTTAAAAAGTGGAATCATTCACTATCTTCTTGGCCTTTTTGATCATTGATAATTTTTTGAATCATTTCGTTAAAAGATTTCTTTTTCTTTTCTTTACGATTCAAGCCTTTACTACCGAAACGTCCTTTCTCCTTTTTCAATCTACTTGGCTGGAGATGGTGAATAAGTGAATCAAGTTTGCTTTTTGTAGCAGATGTTAGTTCTCCATTTTTAAGCTCTTCATCAAAAGCCTTCTTATCATCTTCGGTCATGTATAGCCTCGCCTTGGCAAGTTTGTAGTTAGAATATTTCATATATAAGCAATGTAGCTCAATTTGTTTCTTTGTCAAGAATATTTTGTCAAAAATTACAATCCTTCTTTTTTTGCCTTTGCGTTCATCTCTTGTGAGTATTCTAAGAATTTAAACTTAGGACATCCTTTATAGAATCTTTTTTCTATTTTTTCGCCTTTTTTAGGTTTTGCTAAATCTTTCTTTTCTTTAGCTGTATTTAAGATCGCTCCATTTTTATCTAACAGCGCCCAATAAAAGAAGGGGAATTTCATTCTGCAAAACCACTTGTTCGATCCATCTACTTTCTTTTCTTCTGGATGATCTGATCTACCACAAACTAACCTTCCAGAAAATCCTGCACTGCTATGCAGATAGCCTTTATCATAGGCCATATTTCTTTCTGCTAATTTTTCATCGAAGTTATCAACAGTTCTTTGTAGATCTGTTAGGTAGTGTTCAAAACCGCTTAATTCAGTGTCGCAAACATTTGGAGTATTTATAACCCCATCTCCATTTTCACAGGGATATTGCAAAAATACGAATTCCATTTTTGCATCGTAATATTCTGGAAACATGTTTTTAACAGCAAGCCGATACATTAGATCTTGCACGTTGTCATCTATTTCTTTTCCTTCGAATTTCTTTTTTGAGCTTTTAAAATCTCTAATCAGAACTGCACCATCTTTATATAGAAACAGTTTATCAATAAATCCAAGTATTCTATACTTTTTATCATCTTTATCTACTTCTATTTGAAAGTCGATTTCGGAAAAAGATTTAATTGGTTTTCCAAATTTCTTGCCATAAAAATCATAACTCAATCCCTGCAAGATCATTTTATTAAGAAGGGTAAGATGCTGCTGCGAATCCACTCCCTCCTTTAAAGCGCAAATGTTTACATATTTATTAACAGCCTTGCTTCCTTCTATGTTCTGAGCTTTGATAATGGAATCAAAATGTTTTTTATGACGATCCTTTCCTAAGTATTCAAAGACGTTGTGGCAAATAGAACCCATCTTTGCTCCATCATTTGATTCGTCTGGAAGTTTTAGAACATATCTGCAATAATATTGCCAACTACATTCTTCTAGCTTTTTTATTCTTGATGCTGACAAATAATTATTCATGATAGAGCTTTTTCTAGTTTTTTTAATTTGACAATTAGATTTTGAGAAATCTTTGCCTTTGGCGCATATTGAACCAATTGCATTAAAGATTCCTTGGAAGATTTTGAAAAATCTAAAGAATTTCTCCATGATCTAACTTCTTCGTCTGTCATGATACCAAAATCCTCCTTTGGTGGAGGGCAAAACCATATTTTATCAAGATCCACAGTGTCTGATAATTTAATAAGACTAGACAAGGCTCCATCAAAGCCTCTGTTCTGTCCTAAGTCGTTGTTGAACGATAGTGCTATATTTGTCCCTAAATTGGATAATCTAGAAGTGATTTTAGGTTGAATATTGTTAGTAAAACAAACGATATTATTCTTTACACCGGAACGATATAAAGACATAGAATCTCCAATTGATTCTACAACAAAAACCAAATTCTCTTCTTTTATTTGCTCTTCAACTCCATCTACAGAAAAGTATGGATAAAACCAATCTGCGGTCTTTCCAAAGTTTAACCATTTTGGCGATTCGTTATTTTGCAAGACCTTTCTTCCAATGAAGCCATGAATTTTACTATCTGCTCTTTTTATTGGAAAAACTATGCGCTGATAAAGCTTTCCAGAGGTAGCTAATCCACATTGATATTCTTTTTGAACCCATGCAGGGATTCCTCTTGATTCAAAATATTGTCTATCTGGCAATAGCTTTTTAAGACACTGATCTGAGTATGTTTTTTCTTCTTTCAAAAGTTTATCTATTTTTTTGTAAATTATATTTGTTACCTTGCTTCCATCTAAATATTTGGATACATCATTTGTCTTTAATGTCTTTTTTAATAAAAGCTCAAATGGAAGAGGCTTTTGCCCTTCAACAAAATCGCTCCAAACACCAGTATCCTTATAGATTCGAATAGACGTTTTATTGTCTCCATTTCTAAAAATGGCAGCAGTTTGCCAATAGGAACCCCTATCTTCTAGTCTGTAGCCAATTTCTTTAAGGATGCAAGCATAATCAATCATCTAAGACTTTCTGGAAGTTCCAATTCTGATCCTCTGGTTACTTGCGCTTGAACGTCAGAGCCTTCTAACATTCTAACAATATCTCTACCATCTCCTCTTTCTTCAACATTAAAGTTGTCAAATTTGAGATTGATCCAATTATCTTTCTTGGAACCGTCTGGCCATTCGACAGGATTCAGATGCCCAAAGGAATCTTCTCCCAAGTGACGAGCCGCAAGACATTTAAGTTTGTGAGTTCCGAAAGCCTCTCCTTCTTGAACTAGTTCGTCCATTGTCTTCTTTCTAAGAAGAAAGAGGTGAGAAACGAATTGAATAATGTTATCTGATAAGGCAATAACACTTTCGTCATCTACGATTGTATCAGCATTTCTATTCGTTACAATGCCAGATCTATTTGTTTGAACGGATGTAACCATAGCAACAGTTGGCTTGCCATCGAATTTAAGTTCTCTGCTAATTGTTTGCTTGAAGTTGTGAAGAAGTTTTCCAACAAAAGCCCAATCAGCACCCTTGCCTAGATTGTTGAAATCTGTTTTTAAATAGTCAAAGGAGAAGATCAGTGGATTGCCTCTGCCGATTTCAGAATAATAAATCCTCTTAAGGAGGGAAACCATTTCTTCTGAATCCATTCCTGCAACATTTTCATAAAGAATTTTAATGCCCTTCATCTTTGACCATACGGATCTTACCTTATTGACAACTTCTTCTGGAGTGAAGTTTTTATATCCATGACTTCTCCATTTACCACTTTCAAGCAGATAAACAGGAATACCTGACATTCCAGAAACCATTCTGAAAACAAGTTCTTCCTCACTCATTTCTCCGTTATCAAAATGAAGAATGGGCAACTTATTCATGTAAGACATTTTTAAGAGCATGTCTATCATAAGTGTAGTTTTTCCGGTCTTTGCTCTGGCTGCAAAGCAGGTGCAGTTTCCCGGTCTAACGAGAGATCCGTAAATTTTATTAATAGTTGGGAATGGACTCATTGCCCCAACTTCTTCTGGTGGAAAGTCTCCTCTTTGTTCGATAATCTCTTCTGCAATGTCTGCCAAGTTGACAAGCTTGGATTCTCCCATTTCAAAGCTTCGGATCTCGTTGTTGTAAATTCTATCAATTTCTTCTACAATAAAAGAATAAGGTTTAGAGGGATCTACTGTCTTTGTAAAGTTTTCAATCTTCTCACAAATACCCATCGTCTTTCTTCTGAAGGTGTATTTCTTTAACTCCTTGACGGAATTAAGAAATACTTCTTTAGAAACCTTATTAAAAGTTAAAGATCTAATATATTCATCTCTATCAATGGAATCTGGAAAACTTGTATTAAGTCTAGAGAGTCTATCAATAAGAATTGTTTCGTCAATAATTTCTGCATTATTATAAGCATTGCGAATCATCTTAAACAAAGTAATATGAACTTTGCTATCTTCTGAAAAGAAGTCTTCCTCAACTAAAAAGGAAGAAACCTCAGACCACTCCTTTGGATGTTGTAGCAATCCAGATAGAACTTTTTTTTCTAATTCGAAAGATTTAATCATTGTCTTCAATTTCAGCGGAGATTTCACTTAAGATTGCTTTTGCAGAAGCCGTTAGGGCTATTTCGGTTACACTGTCGGAGAACTTCGAAATATATACCACCTCACCCCTTTTGTCAACTGTAAATAATATAAAACCCTTATTGCCTCCTCTGCTATTACCAGTTTTATCGTATAATTTTGTTAGCAATATTTGAGAAATCTTCTCATTTTGTTCTTCTTGGTCATTCATAAATTGAATTCTTTTAATTTTTCTTCTAAGTTTTCGTCTTCACGAATTCTATGTAAAACAATGTTATTTATTTCGCAAAATCTTTCTTTAAAATCATCTCTTTTTAATTGATTTAAAAAGTTATTTCTACTATCTTTGTGAAAATGTTTATTGTATTTATAGTGTTGAAGACCATCTACTTCTATTGCTATATTACATGAAGCGTTGAAAAAGTCAAGAGTTAATCTTGATCCTGCTACAGGAAATTCTTCATATACCATATCTGCTTCCCAATATTGTCGAAGCAAATCTTTTACTCTTTTTTGAACCTTTGATCTGCAATTCGATTCCCAATTAATGCGATATCGATTTGCTTTTACAATCTTAAG